ATGTAGAACTACACGGCCTCTGGGCTGACATCAACGTCTACGAACCATTACCTGAAACTAGCACTCCTCCAACAACTCCTGGTCCAACAACTGAGCCATGGTGAGATTGAACCATTTTTGATCGGACTATGAAATGCCATATATAGTTAGAGGCGAACCATCTTCTTGGAAATCTGATATTTACAGTAGGGAGACTTACAACTACGAATATCCTTACGGCTTAGATCTAAAGCCAGGAAGTAAGCTTCACAATAAACTTCGTGATAGAATATGGCAGCGTGCTACTGAAGCCAGGCACGAAATATCTAAGCGTTACGGCCATTGGAGGGAAATTGATAGAACTCTAACCACCTACATCCCACTCAAGGAAATCGAAGATAAGATAAAGAAGAAAGACCCAAATAAGCCTGTGTCAATAGTATTTCCATACTCATATTCAATGCTGGAAGCATTACTAACATATCTAACTCTAGCATTCTTCCAAGACCCTATGTTCCAGTATGAAGGTGTGGAAGACAGCGACACTGTAGGTGCTATGTTAATGGAGTTAGTCATCAGACTTCATTGCATAAAGAGTAAGGTCCCTCTAAACGTTCACACGGTTCTCCGTGACTCACTATGCTACGGCTTCGGTGCAGCAGTTCCTGGCTGGAGACAGATACATGGGAAGAAATTTGTTAGATCAGAGACAGAAACTGTATCAGAGTTAGGAGTACAAACTGAGAGGAACATCCAGTCTATTCCTTCTGTGTTATTTGAAGGAAACGACTTAAGCAACATAGATCCTTATATGTGGCTGCCAGATCCATCTGTTTCTAGCAGTGAGATTCAGAAAGCTGAATTTGTTGGCTGGATAGATCGTGGTAACTACATGAATCTACTTGATGAGGAAACTCAGCCAGGTTCAGGACTATTTAATGTTAGGTACCTTAGGAAAAAGGGTGACAAGCGCTCTACACTGGCACTTGATCAGAGTGACAGACTAACCAGGCATGGTGGGTCTACAGATCTACACAGATCAATGACTAACACCACAAATCCTATTGACCGCATAAGGATGTATGTTAAACTCATACCAAAGGAATGGGAGCTACCTGGAGGTGAATATCCTGAGAAGTGGTACTTAGAACTAGCATCTGATGATGTGGTTATAGCATGTGAAAGAGCTGATCACAGCCATGGAATGTTCCCAGTAGCTTTAGCTTCACCTGAATTCGATGGCTACTCAATTACCCCAATAGGTCGAATGGAGATTCTTTATGGACTACAACATACTCTTGATTTCCTCTTCAACTCGCACGTTGCTAATGTGCGTAAGGCTATCAATGATATGCTGGTTGTTGATCCGTTTCTTGTCAATATTGAGGACCTTAAAGATCCTAAGCCTGGAAAGCTCATCCGTCTACGCCGTCCGGCCTGGGGCCGTGGAGTTGATAAAGTTGTACAGCAGCTCGTTGTCCAGGACATTACTCGTCTCAATATCGCAGACAGTGCATACATAACTCAGTGGATGGACAGAATAAGTGGTGCAGATCAGTCTATGCAAGGCGCACTTCGTATGACTGGTCCTGAGCGTCTAACAAGTAGTGAATTCCAAGGCACTCGTGGTAGCGCAATATCCAGACTTCAGCGTATAGCGATGATAATCGGTATGCAGTTTATGCAGGACATAGGCACCATGTTTGCTATCCATACTCAGCAATATATGAGTAATGAGACCTATGTTCGAATAGTCGGACGTTACGCTGAGCAGCTGAGAAAGACACTTGGCCAAAAATCTAGTATCAAGGTGACTCCATTTGACTTAACGGTTAACTACGATTTAATCGTAAGGGACGGTTCCATACCTGGAGGCAACTTCTCTCAGGCATGGATTGATCTATTTAAGGTCATAGGTACGACCCCAGAACTTGTAAGTCAATTTGATATAACTCGTATCTTTATGTACATAGCACAGCAACTTGGTGCGAAGAATGTTGAGGATTTTAGGAGGGATGTTGGTAGAATTGAGGGACAAGTTGTGCCTGATGAAACTGCTCTACGTCAGGCTGAGGCTGGCAACATTGTACCAGTTGGAGCTGAGTAATGGAAACTATTCAGGTAAATGCTACTAAAGATCAAATAGAAGAACTCAAATCCTCTGTTCTGTGGAAAGACATAGTCAGGGAACTCAAGGCCTGGAAGTACGGCTTTAATCTCGAGATGCAGTCGATTGTAGATGATGCAGCTAAGGAAAATCCATCAAGTGCATCTGTCCTGCTACATATGGGAGACTTAAACGGAAGGCAAAAAGCAGTTGATTACTTACTAGGGCTACCTGATATCTTCCTACAAATACTGGAGGACAAGAAAAGTGAGCGAGGAGAAAAAGGAAGTTAGTCACGGACTATGTGGCTGTCATCTATGCAGAAGATGGACTGTAATTTACGTAACTGTTAAACACAAACTTATTATGTTTCTAAACGTATAATGGAGGAACTATGGCTGTAAAGGATGAAATAGATCTGATGATTAAGTCTATAGATGAGGGTATTGTTGAGGAGCCAGAAGTTGTCCCTGATGTCAAGACTGAATCTGAACCTGAACCTATCAAGGAGGAGCCAAAACCTGAAGATAAAAAGGAAGAGCCTAAGCCAGAAGCCGACAAGAAAGAAGAGCCTGAACCTGAGCTCGATGAGAAGGATAAGACCATAGCTGATCTTCGCACTAAGTTAGCGGAATCTGAAGCTAAGAAACCTGAGCCTGCCAAGATTAAGGTTGAGGAACCTAAAAAGGAAGAGCCAAAAGTTGAAGAACTGGACTTTGTTGGTGATTTAGATCCTGATGAAATAGTTCGTGACCCTAAGGAATTCAACAAGCTCCTAAACAAGGTATATCAGAGTGGAATGATTGCCATACGAGGCAATCTTGATAAGGATCTTCCTAATGCTGTCAGATCCCAAATGGAGTTAATAAACTCACTTAGAGAAACAAGTGAGAAATTCTACACTGAAAACGAAGATCTAAAACCATTCAAGAAGGTTGTAGCAACTGTATTCGAGGAACTAACTGCTATAGATCCTAACAAAACCTACGATGAGGTAATAAAAGGTGTTGGACCAGAAGTCCGAAAGCGCTTGGAACTTCCTGAGAAGAAGGAGTCTGATAAGAAAGAACCTGTAAAAGAAGATAAGAAATCTGCTGCACCTAAACTACCTGTAAAAGGTGGTAGAGCTGGAAAAGCAGACGACAAACAAGAAGCCGATCCTCTTCAAGCGGAACTTGAAGAAATGAATAAAACTTTGGGGAGATAACCTTATGGGACTTGAACAGAACAACGAACAGCATTATAGGGAGGTAGTCGACAAATATGTCGATCCTGGTGCTGACTATCAGATGTCCACAAGGGACTATGTAGTTCGCCCTAATGCTCATGCCGCTGCGTTGACACTAACACTGCCATCAGTGGCTGAAGCAAAAGGACGATTCTACTCAATCATTGCTCGTGAAGCAAGTGCTGTAAACACTATCACCATCACTGACAAAGGAGACTCAGAATGCTGGGTAGCTGACATTGTCTTTGATGGTAAGTGTGATCGTGCACTTCTTTACAGCGATGGTCTAGCGTGGCATGCTTTAGGTGGCGGTGACTGGCCTGGTATAGCTACCACTCCAGCTCCTGGTACTTTGGCGCCTACGACTGCGGCACCTACGACCGCTGCGCCTACTACTCTAGCGCCTACTACGTCTGCGTAGTACTACTTAAACAACTTTCACATGAGGTAACTTATGTTTCTAGGAATGCGTGGAAATGGAGATTGGGTAGCTGATCAGAGGCCACTCAATTGGAGGCAGCAGATCTTGTATCTGTATCCGAATGGGATGGCTCCTCTAACTGCTATCCTGTCGATGTTAGGATCTGAAAAAGTCGATGATCCTCAATTTCACTGGTGGACACAGGAACAGAGTGCAGTTGCTGGAGCAGTTGCAGGTGTCTTTACCTTGCCTGATCTCTCAGTTGCATATGTTTCTGGTGGAGCTATCGGTGATGTTCTCTATGTCCAGGTCACTACAGTCCTTGCAAATAGGATTCGTGAAGGACACCAGATCCTCCTCCGTGATGCTTCTGACTATCGTGTAGATGTAGTTGGAAAAGTCACTGGTGTGACAAGAGGAACGACCAACTCTGTGTTGGCTGTCAGGCTGCTCGAAGCAGATGACAACTCACCTGACAACGACCTCAGTGATTGCGATAACTTCAAAATCATCGGTAACATCAACCCTGAGGGTGGTGAGATGCCAGATGCTATCGCACTGAATCCTACGAAGGTCTACAACTACACTCAGATCTTCCGCACTCCACTGTCAATCACTCGAACTGCTCGCAAGACTCAGCTTCGTACTGGTGATCAGTATCAGAAAGCGAAGTCTGAAGCCCTCGAGATGCACTCTTGGGAAATGGAACTTGCATTTCTCTGGGGTATTCGAACTGAGAACATTGGAGACAATGGAAAGCCTGAGCGTACCACTATGGGTGTAATTAACTTCATTCGGCAGTTCATGCCTGCCAATGCAGTTGACTACACACTAGATGCTGACTTCGCAGGAGATGCGTGGACAACTAGTGGTGAGATCTGGCTCAAAGCCACACTCGAACGAATCTTCCGTTTTGGTGCTGAGGAGAAACTCTGCCTTTGTGGTAGCGGCTTTTTACTTGGTATTGATGCACTTGCTATGTCAAGTGGGCAGATCAATATCATGCCTGGGCAGAAGACCTATGGTCTTCAGATTCGTGAGTGGCTTACGCCATTTGGTTCGATCTATATGAAAACCCATCCTCTTTTCAGCCACGATGCTACCACTCGTAATATGGGTGTTATCCTCGAGCCAAAAGAGCTGTCGTATCGCTACATTGACGATACTGCCTTTTACGGAGAGTCTACTGCCAAAACTCACCCAGAAGGCTATGGCAACCGTAGACTGGACGGAACTAATGAGGAGTACCTTACCGAGTGTGGACTTGAGTTTGGGCTTCCTCAGAAGTGCGCTGTCCTCAACGGTGTTGGTCTGGACAACGGACTCACGCCCTAGCCATAGCTAAGGGCGTGATGACTGCTATGGAGGTAGGCTTAGGTCTACCTCCAATGGCTGAGGTTGGCTATGAACCTTAGAGAAATTAGGGAAAAGTTTAGAGAGATTTCAGGTCGCTACGATCTTGTAAATGAAGATCTAAGTGACAACGGATCTGACTTCTACATTAATGAAGGTAGCAAGTGGCTCGACAAAACTCTCGAAACACAGAAGACCTGGGCCACTTATCCAAGAGTTATTGATGCTGGAACTTGGCACGTCAGATTTCCATTTGCTAGGGCTATCAAGGAAGTGTGGATAGCTACAACTACTGCCAAATGGCAACTTGAGAAGAAACGCCTTCAAGATCTAATCTCAGCTTTCTACCTTCAGCCTCCAGCTCAGTGGGTTAATGGAGTGCCTTTGTACTATAGTCCGACGATAACTAGGTATATTCCAGAAACTATCACTGAAGTTACTTTAGCAACCTTCGTTGATTATGTAGGTACTATAGAGCCTACAGCACATAACTACAATGCAGTGATATTGTCAAAACCTGTGGAGGAAATATCACTTGTTGAAGTAATTGGCCTATTCTACTCAAGGCAGCTTGAAGCAGATGATGATGAGAACTATTGGTCAGTTGTCCATCCAATGCTATTGATTCAAGCAGCTGTTCGTCAAACTTACATAGCAAGCAGTAACAAACCAATGCTTGATGTTCTTGATCGTGGAATAGATGGTGAACTAACTCGTCTCAGCTATGACTTGGTTGAAGAGCTGATAGCTGAAGTTGATGACATGGAAGGTTAAATGAGAATCATTAGGAGAAAGTGACGTAAATGTCACTCTCGGTCTGGGAGAACTGAAAATGCCAGTCAGAATAAAGAAAGTAAATGGATACAGGGTGTCAACTCCAGGAGGAGTAAAGGCAAAGAGTACGACAAAGGCAAAGGCCAAGGCCCAGGGACGACTACTTAACGCCGTCGAGCATGGGTTTAAGCCTACTGGTAAGAAGCGCAGACATTACTCAGCTCATGACGGCTTGTTTCTTGAGGAGAGGATGAAGAAGTTTGGCTTAATGTAAAAGTTCGATTTATTTTGGTTCGAACTATGATTACCGAAGAAGAACGTCAAAGCATTATCAATGAGGCTGTGGAGAAAGCTCTGTTGCTACTTCCAGAGGTAGTTGGTAATTTAATAGTTAATCAGACTAAACTACTAAAGCTTAACAGAAGCTTCTACGAAAAGTATCCAGACTTTGCCAAGAACAAGGAACTGGTAGCTTCAATTGTAGAGAAGGTTGAAGGCACAAATCCTGGTATGAAGTACGAAGATATACTAAGTAAGTCAGTACCTTTAATAAGGGAAAGGCTAAGTACTGCCAAAGGTCTTGATTTCAAGCTTACTGATAGACCTAACAGGGATCTCTCGTCACTTAATGTCAAAGATAATAGTCATGGAGAGTTGTAATGCCTACCTTGCCAAGTGGTGAGTTTTCATTCACTATACCTCCTACAGATTTGTCAAGAGGTCTTCGTACATCTAGAAGAAATCCAAGGAATGTGAAGTATCTAACAAAATGTGAAGGTGCTGTTGGTCTTGATAGCATATTACAGGTGCTCAGCAATCTTAATCTTAGCAGAATTGATACAGCTCTAATAACTGAC